TTTTGGACGACAGGAGGCTTGCCGGAGATAATGAGGTTCCCGTTTTCGTCAACGCTATAGCTAATCTGCCCGCCCTGTTCACCAGACAAAGTAAAGGATGTGTTGGCACAACCAGTAGTACAGAAAAAGGCAATAACAGCACCAATGATGGCACCGACAAGGGCAATCCATTTGGCAGGAACACCCTTTTTCTCTGCAAACTCTGCCGCATGAGTCAGGACGATAGAAGAATATCCTTCGTCAAGCATCCATGTGGCAAGCTCACACGCCTTGGTGTGGTCTTCGGGAACACTAGTATCTAACCCCGCCTGAACAGCAACAGCTTCTACTAGCGCATCGAACGTGTAAGTTGTCTTCATACATGAACAAATAACATTCATTGTTTTCCTATACAAACAAAAAAACTCCGCACTACTAACGCATTTTACGCCCGTAGTGCGGAGGTCTTACGAGGGAGCCGGGAAGGTTGACCTACGGTATATACCACACTTCCTACTTTTATATGATTAGTTGTTTGATTTGGATTGATTTTTACCCTAGCTCATAAACTCATATGGCAGGGTTTTGCTACACCTTCCTAGCAACAAATAGTTGCTGACTCAAAACAGTTTTAATTTCATCTACTTGCGAAACTAAAAATGATTCTTGTCCGGCTACATCGTAAAGGTATTCGCAAATCTCGTCACATTCTTCCCTAAGCACCTCAAGCACTTCGTCATCACTAGGCGTCTCTGTTAAGGAAACCTCCTCCATAACGATGTCTTTATCGGGGCTTAGGGAATTGCCTGAATAGGACTCTTTGAATGTGTCGAAAAGCTTTGAACACTTTTTATACATTGTCCCTGTTGCCTCATGAACCCAACCTCGCTCGGTTAGCTCATGAACATTGTTCAGGAACGTTAAAAAGTTATTCAAGACTGCAAGGTTAATCTTCTTCTTCATCGGAACGCTTCGCCTCAATACTAGGGAAGCTAGCGCACTTATCAAGCCCAAATCCTCTGATGGTATAAATAAGAGGTTTGATAAATTCTTCCCAAGAAGCGGAAACGAAGAGCGCCTTTTTCAGCTTCTTCATGTAAGGCTTGGATTTAATCTTATAGAAATACTTTTTATCAAAGCCAATCAGTTTGCCTTCGACTAGACCAGCCACAATAAGCGAATCAGTCTTAGCGATTTCACCAACATGAAAAACAGGCGCTCCGATAAGATTGGAGATTTTCTTCTTAATGGTTGTTTTACCCTCTTCGGAAATCTCCAATTCGTCAACTAAGTCGATAACGTCAGGACTGGTTCTATACCAGACGTTGCAATCAGGATTTAAATCAATACCTTTCTTACACAAGTCTTCAAAATCAGCCATAAACATGGCGCTCCTAACAGGATTATCGTCAAACATGGCAATAAGTCCTCTCAACTTGCTTTTCGGAAATTCATCTCCGTTTATTTTTTTTCGTTCCATACTATTTATTGGTTATTGGTTGTTTTGGATTCAAGGCAAAACATCGAAGGAAATACACCATGTAGCTCCTAACGATGTAGCAATACTAATAAGCAACGAGAGAGTAATCAATGTTTTTTTTTTTTGAAAATGTCATACAGAAGAGAGAAAAGTTTTTGTTTTCCTCTCTTATAAATTCGCGCGCGCGTATATACGGTGTAACGTCCTTTGTGGTTGGAGACGGTAGTTAATAACTTCGAAGTGGTCTATGTTATCGTTTCGCTAACACCTTCGAACTTGGCTCTCTTGTTAGCCGCTCTATGCAACCTGTTAGTCGAACGAAGGAATAAAACTGATAATTAAATATTAAATGGTTTATTCTTACATACTTTATCTAACCAACGTGTTCCAAATTAGAAATGTTTTTAAACCAATTCTTTTCTAATCCCTTTGTTTCTCTAACCAAGCCCACAACTTTGTTTGGCTCCATAGCCGATAGGCGTAAATCAAAACTTTTGAAAAATCATGAAGGATATGCTTGCCATATCCGAACTCTTTTCTTGTAGAGAACCAAGTTATTTGCTAAACACTTGGTTGTTGCTAACCACGAGGGAGATTGAGCCTTGGAGCGGCCAAAGGAAGACAATCAACTTAACCGCCCTGTTCCTTGAACAAGATTTTAACGAAACACCCCTCAAAAAATCAAGCCTAAAGTTTGACATCGAAAACGCTCGAAACGGAACATTGTGTGACATAAGTATATGGTTATTAGTTAATTATAGTTGTGTCATACAACACATATTTTTTACATCAGGCCTGTTTCAAGACAAAAAAGAAGAGCAGCTTCGGGTAAAACATGAGAAAAAACCCCGAAGCTGCTCCGCTCGAATATGCACAACGAAAGAAGAAAAGAATTCTTCCAAGAGCATTAGACCAAATCCTGTTCCCTTGGTCAACTGTAAAGTTTTTCTTTACAGTTCATCGAACTTGTAAGGAAAGCTTACAAGTTGCTCGAACACGCATAAAAAACAGGACCCCCGCTTTTAACGGAGGCCCTGTCTTTATGACATTGAAACACCTATATACAGTGGCTACCGGAATAGCAACTGTTGGTGTACTAGGATGAAGTGTTGTTCATGTCGAGTAATAAAATCAGGCAATTTGTCTTACTACTACCTTTTTAACAGAAATTCCGGATGTAAATATATTCAACCCCATTAGTTTTAGCAAGTTTGTTTCCGTCCCTTGAGTGTGAGAGAAGAAACACTTCAAAGAGGCGATAGTGGAGCCATTAGGAATGCTTACCATAGAAGCTGATTCCACATCATCCCACATCCACTCAAGAACCGTCGCCGTCCCGTTGGTGACTATTAGTGGGGGATTAGCCAGTCCTAGCAAAGATTGGTTAGAACTGGCTAGAGAATCATAGTTTTCAAACGCAAATACATTAAAAGCATACGAAGCAATACCTCCCGGAAATTCTAATTCGTAAATACCAGAAGGAACCGAGGCCGGAATCTTTAAAACATTCGTCTCAAAAGCGGATTTCGCTACTAATTCAAGTGTGGTTAAATACATTGCTGTAATTATAAAAGAGTTATGCCCCATCCCCAGAAATCTGGGGATGGGACTATTACGCAGGCATATCAGACGTGACAATCTCCTTGCCACCGATAGCCCACATATTCTGGTCGGTTAAAAAGTAAATGGTTGAATTGCTCTTCGTTTCCAAAGCGCCATATTCTGCCTTGGTTAGAGAGCTAAAACGGATAGCTAGTTGGCCTATTCCAGTAACAACACTCGTATCAACATATTGTTTATTTGCGGCCATTCCTTGTGAGGTCGGAATAGGAACTTCAAGCGTCCCCCCATCAGCAAAAGTCTTGCCGCCTGTAATTGTTTGAGAGGTAGAAGTTGTTACAAATTTGGAATCTACATAACCTTTGTTGACAGCATTCCCATTTCCTGTTGGGGTAGGAACGGAGATATTGGAGAAAGTCCAAGCTCCTGTGATGCTCTGGTCAGCTGTAGGGTCAAAGCTTTCGCCGCCACCGGACGACACACCGGGAACGGCGAGACTAAAATTTGCCGGTGTTACAAGCCAGTTAATGCTACTACTTCCCGCTTGCACATATACCCAAGAAGAAACAGCCACAAAGGGAATCTGCATAGAGTTCTCCACTTTTGTGTAAAGAAGAGAAAACATGTCAGGCTCGCTTTGTGTATCACTATCTGCCGCCAATAGTTCAACTTCTCCCGGACCAGAAGGGGCATTGACGGATAGAACATAGGATTTCCCCTGTTCTACCTTAGCAAAGCCGTTGGTCGATTGTCCGTTGGAGCGAGGGGTGACCGCCGCCATTGTCATGGGGACTGCCGCCACCTCTGGCTCAACAGAGGAAACCACTTCCGGCTCTACTGCTTTTACCTTTTTTTTTGTTGCCATTGTTAGTATTGGTTAGGTTGAGGGTGTGGGCTAGTCTTCCCAGCCCCTTATCTTCAACTGTTTGTTTATTTGCCTTAATTCCCGTGAAAGTTTTCTGTAGGTTGCTGACCTTTCGCCGTTTTCCTGCTTGGCCTTCTTCTTCTCCCTTCTTATCTGCCTAGCCCTCTCCTTCATAGCTTCTTTTTCGGTGTAGAGGGGATTTACTGACTCTGGAAGGAATTTCTGTGTGGTCGTCTTAGCTTGTGAAAGGGCATTTGATAATGCACCTACCATCTCTAGAGCTTTGGTCATACTCTGCCCAGAAGTACCAAATATTGTGGTAGCCGATGCGACACTCCCAATATTTTTGCCTACATAGGAAACCATATCAATGTAATCATTGGTAGTCAAAGCACCTTCCTTGCCCCATTTTTCCGATACAGTCTCATACGTCTTCACAATACTTCTGACTAAGCCTTGAATTGATTTGGATAAATCAGCCATATCGGCTCGTCCCAGACTGAATTGCTTACCACCGCTAATAAGGGAAGCGCACCACTCTGCAAACCCGCCGAACATAGGAACAGAGACAATTGGACTCAATACCGAAGTCAATAAGAAGTTGCTCATGAAGTCGTCCTCTTTGTCTTTGTCGCCAAACAAACCTGTAGCCAAGCCGTTGAAGAGACCATTAGCAAGAGCGGCAATAGTATAAACACGAAAGGCTCCCTGAAAAGCCTCCCAGAAAGGAACATCCTTTTTGCCTTGCATCATCACTAGGCCGAACTTGTTCATTACGTCGGACAAGAAAAGGAACTGGGCTTGCTCAAATGAGCTTCCACCTATCAAGTGGATAGCCTTAGCGGAGGTAGATAAAGGCTGTGCCGTCTGGTAGATGTTTTTATTAAGCTCCCATCTTATCTGTTCATGCGACAAACCGCGATTAGCAAGCATGTGGGAGGTCAGCTGGTTCACAAAAGATATGCTCCACCAGTCAAAAGCCATAAGGCCGCTCATGCCCGCTTCCTGCCAATATCCCCATTGCGCTTGTTTTTTTAGGGGAATGCTTAATGCCTTATCGGCAAGCACACGGTCTTCCCATCCAAGGTACTTACGTTCCTTCATTGCCTCCAAGTCACGAAGCTCTTCAAGGGTAAAACCTTTATAGTTCCCGCTTGTCACCTCTGCCACGCCTTTGATAATTTCCATCATGGAGAAGTTGCTACCAACGATAGGGTTGAACAAAGCCGCCCCAGAGCGCACCAGAGAAGCCAAGGAGAA